CATGCCTGCTGAGCCAGCCTCCGACGACACCTTCTTCTCCCTCAACATTCTCAATGACCTGCGCACTCGCAACCGTGATCAGAAGATCAAGGAGGTGACGGGCGGGGCCAAGTAAGGAAACCCCCATGGCCGATGTAAGGTCCATCATCACTGATGCCGCAGCTCGCTACGGTATCGACCCAGACTACGCTCTGAAGTCTGCCCAGATCGAGAGCGGCCTCAATCCCCACGCGCAGAACAAGACCTCCACCGCTGGGGGCCTCTTCCAGTTCATCGACAGCACATGGGGCAAGTACGGCAAGGGCGCGTCAAAGTACGATGCCTATGCCTCCGCTGACGCCTTCATGCGCTTCACGCTGGACAATAAGAACTACCTCACGAAGAAGCTGGGCCGTGATGTCTCCAGCGGTGAACTTTACCTCGCACACCAGCAGGGGGCCGGTGGGGCGCTGAACCTCCTGTCCAACCCGAACGCCATGGCAGTGAACCTCGTGGGCCGCGCTGCGGTCATGGGGAACGGTGGTCAGTCTGGCATGCTCGCCTCCGAGTTCGCCAACCTCTGGACCTCCAAGCTGGGCGATACGAAGGTCGGTACCGGTGGCTCCGGTCTGGTCATGCCGGGATCGATGGAAAACTCCCAGAACCCCGGTGACTTCTCGGTTCACGATCAGGGGCGCATCAGTGCCTCTGACGTGGTCCCCACGATGAACACCACGCGGGCCGAAGAGGTCCAGCAGGAGAAGGACCGTAAGGCTGCCATGCCGGGGTATGGGGAAGCTATCGCAACCGCCGTGAAGAACGAGTGGTCGGTACTGACACCCTTTCGTGCGTTGGGCCACTACGATCCTGACCCCGACTTCAAGCTCTCGGAAGACAAGCTGAGGGCCTACGGCGACAGCATCCCTGATGCCTACCTCGACGAGTTCGCTGATGCGGTCTCCGATGAGCATGCTGAAGCCATCCGCACGCGGCTGCTGACCCAGCTCGAAGACAACCAGAAGATCGCCTCGCTGGGCACCGCAGGCACCATCATCTCGATGGGAGCTGCCCTCACAGACCCCGGTGCTATCGCCGCTACGGCAGCCATCGGTGCGGTCACAGGCGGCTTAGGTGCCCCCGCTGCGGTTGCCTCTCGGCTCGGTCGTGTGGGCCTCGTAGGTCTCGGAGCTGCTGAAGGCATCGCCGGTAACCTCGCCACTGACATCCCGCTCGTGGCCGTAGACCCGACCCGCAACGTGTCCTTCGATGATCTGAAGTACAGCATCGGTGCAGGCCTCGTGATGGGCGGTGTGATGGGTGGCTTCAGGCGCAACCCGATGTTCACCGAGGAGGCCAAGAAGATCGCCTCGCTCGGTAGGGAAATGCAGGATCAAGCTGCTTCTCTCCCGACAGGCGGGCGCTCGGCGGGTGCCGCCTCGGTCATGGGTGACAACTTCACCCGCACTGATACCTCCGACCTGATCGACGACTTCAAGCGCCTCGATCCCAAGGGCAAGTTCCTGAACTGGCGCATGGACTCGGTCGGTCAGCTCATGGCCTCCAAGAACCCGATGGCGCAGGCTGTTGCCCGCTACCTCGGTGAGGATGGTGTGCGAGCTGCGAAGGGCAGCGGTGTGGTCACTGAGATCGCCGCGACAGAGCGCATGCAGCGCCGACTTCGCGTGGCCCAGGTAAACTGGTACCGGGGCTATGACGATGCCTTCAAGAAGTACCGCAAGGCCAACGGGGTCACCGCCTTCAAGGCCAAGGATGCCGAGCTGCAGTTCAAGGAGCAGATCACCGATTACATCCGCGAGACCAGCCCGAGCGTCCGCGCTCAGTTCCCGGCTGAGGTGAAGCAGGCTGCCGGTGCATTCCAGTCGGAGATGAAGTCCTTCTGGAAGGAAGCCCAAGAGCTGGGCCTGACGCGCACTGAGGCTGGCGTGGAAAACTACTTCCCGCGCTACGGTCACCTCGCCAAGGCCACGCAGCTCATCCGCAAGGTGGGCTACAGCATGGACAAGGACGGTGGCCTCACCGATCTCTTCGCTGGGGCAATCCTGAAGAAGCAGCCTGACCTCGATCCTCTGATCGCCAAGCGAATGGGCTATGCCGTCCTCGACCGCTTCCAGAAGCTCAGCTCGGGTGAGGAGATGTTCGGCTCGGGCCACCTCGGGTTCGATCTCGATGATCTCGGAGCTGAGCTGAAGCACTACCTCGACGACGACCAGATCGCCAATGTCAAAGCGTGGGCCTCACGTAACGAGAAGAAGGAAGGCGAGGCCTCCGGTCCCGCTCGAATGAAGGCTCGTATCATGTTGGACGAGAACCACTTTGCGGATGTCATGTCTAAGCGAGATGGTGTCCAGCGCGTGAGCATCTCCGACTTCTACGTCAAAGACCCGCACACCGCCTTCCAGCTCTACGCCCGCAACATGAGCGGTCAGCTCGCCATGGCCAAGATACAGGTGAAAGACCCTGTGACCGGTCAGGTGCTGATCGACGGCATCAGGAACGGGAACGACTGGACCAAGCTGAAGAACCAGATCAAGTCTGTCGGTGAGGCCTCAGGGGCGAACAACACGCTCGATGAGAAGAACCTCGACTTCCTCTACTCGGCCATTACCGGCACCCCGCTAGCTGGCATCGACAGAGGCTCCGATGGTGCCGCCTTCCTGCGCATGCTGAGGGACTTCAACTTCGTCCGTCTGATGGGTCAGGTCGGCTTCTCGCAAATCCCCGAGTTCGGCCGTCAGGTCTCTCAGGTCGGTCTCAAGACCACCTATCAGGCTGTCCCTTCCTTCCGCCACCTCATCGACATGGCCCGCTCGGGCAAGATGACCGATGAGTTCGCTGAGGAGCTGGACGCGATGGGGGCCTTCGGTACCGACTGGGAGCGCACTGCTCACTACCTCGACACCGACGAGATGGGCGTGCCAGTGACCAGCGGGACCGACAGCAGGATGCAGCGGGTGGCCGGTGTGGTGAACCCGAAGCTCCACGCGATGAACCGCTTCGTCTCGATGGGTTCGGGCATGGCTCCGATCAACCGTGTGTTCCAGAAGTGGTCGGCCCGAGCGGCTGCCGTCAAGTTCACCAAGATGGCCATGTTCGGGGACAAGATCGATGCTGAGCGTCTCCGCGCCCTCGGGCTGGACAAGAAGGACGCTGAGGCGATCTTCGAAGCGATCAAGACCCACGCCACCTTCAAGGGCGGTGTGAAGTCCCCGTCGAAGCTCCAGAGCCTCGGTATCAAGAAGTGGGACGGCAACACCCTGTCGATGTTCGAGGATGCGATGTTCCGGCTGAACCGGACGATGATCCTTGAGAACGATCCCGGTCAGATGCACCGCTGGCTGGCTCACCCTGTGGGTCAGATGGTGATGCAGTTCCGCACCTTCGCGATGGCTGCCCACACCAAGGCGCTGCTGCAGGGACTGAACCTGCGTGACATGCCCGCGATCAACGGGGTGCTGGCGTCGAGCTTCCTTGGCGCTGCGGTCTATGCCGGTCAGACACACCTGAACCTGATCGGCAGGCCCGACAAGGAGAAGGCACTGCAGGAGCGCCTGAGCTGGAGCCAGATGGCTTTGGCTGGCTTTGCCCGCTCCTCGGAAAGCGCCTTGATCCCAATGGCCGCTGATATCGGCTGGCAGTTCTTCGGTGATGCTCCGCTCTTCGACACCCGCAGCTCGGGCCTGAAGACGACCGTCAGCTCCTTCCTCGGCAACCCGACAGGTGACCTGATCTCGTCTGGTCTGGCGGGCGCTGCTGGCGTGACCTCGGCCATGTTCGGTGACGACTACTCCCAGACCGACTGGCAGAACCTCACCCGCACGCTCCCGTTCGGGCGCATGATGGGCGCTGTCCAGTTCTTCAACTGGGTAGGCTCTGGACTGCCTCGACGGGAACTTCGCGACTAAACCTACTCACCAGTGAATGGCTGGCCCTCGGGGAAACTCGGGGGCCTTTTTCATTTCCAAGAAAGATAACCCATGGCACTTGCCTACGCACAATCCTTGGGGGATGGCGTCACCCGCATCTTCACGGTGCCCTTTCCCTACATCTCCAAGACCCACGTCCAGATCAAAGTCGATGGCGCAATCACGGCTTATACCTGGCTGTCTGACACGTCCATCCAGCTCGCTGTTGCGCCGGTCGCTGGCGCTATCGTTGACCGCCGTCGAGTGACGCCTCGTGACACTGTCCTCGTGGACTTCGTTGATGGCTCGACGCTCGTTGAGAGCGATCTCGATCTGGCCACCATGCAGGTCTTCTTCCTCGCTCAGGAAGCGTTCGACCTCGGTGAGGCCAGCCTCGGCGTGACCGATGATGGCTCCTTCTCGGCGCTCGGTCGCCGTATCGCCAACCTGCTCGATCCCGTGAATGCCCGCGATGCGGTCACCAAGCAGTGGGCCGAGACGGGCATGTCCTCGCAGCTCGCTATCGCCACCACGAAGGCTACCGCTGCAGGCTCCTCCGCCGCCGCTGCTCTCACCTCTGAGACCAACGCTGCGTCCTCCGCATCGTCTGCGAACACCTCGAAGAACACGGCCACCACTAAGGCCACCGAAGCGGCTCAGAGTGCTGCTGATGCACTGGCCTACAGGAACACCGCCAGCACGAAGGCCACGGAAGCTGCAGCCAGCGCGACTGAAGCCAAGGGCTATCGCGACACCGCGTCCACCAAGGCGGCTGAGGCGGCTGCCAGCGCTGACCGCGCATCCTCGTTCGATCCGACCATGTACTACACCAAGACCCAGATCGACGCTGCCCTGAAGAGCAACGGTCGGCGTAACCTGACGGTCTCCACAGACGCTCCCTCTAACAGCGTTGGAGCGGACGGTGACGTCCACTACCAAATCTGAGGAGGCCTCATGACACTCAAAGTCAAGAACGCCGGAAACTGGGCGACAGTCCAGAACCTCTACCATCGACAGAACGGTGTTTGGGTTCCCGTTCAGAAGGCCTTCATCAAGCAGGCCGGTGTTTGGGTGGAAGCTTACGCCGCTGAGGTGGTGGTGACGCTCTCCGCGAACATCAACAACGTCAGCATCCAGAACCTCTTCTCAGCGGCTGATTGGGCATCGACCAAGAAGAAACGTGTCGTCATCTCGGCGACCACAATCGTGGGGAGCGTCAGTCCTGCGACGCCTGCGCTTGTGACTGGTACCGGTCGAGGTGGTTTCCTTCAGCTCGATAACTACGGCTTCATCCATGGGGCTGGCGGTGTCCCCAATAGCGGAAGCGGCGGTGATGCGATCAACGTCCAGCAGCTTGGGCTGATCATCAACAATGCTGGCTACATTCGCGGAGGTGGTGGTGCTGGCGGTATTGGTGGAACTGGTGGTGTGGGTGGGACCGGCTACTACGTAGCATCTGAAGGCCCGACCTATAGCTACCCGAACTATGTTTGGATTTATGACTCCCTAGGCCGCACCAGTATTTCTTGGGGTAGCTCAGGTAATGTGCGAGGCACGTCAAGCTCAGGTGGTCAGATCACCTCTTACGCTAGCGGTAGCTACACTTATTTCAGAGGGTCGCTACAGCGTCAGTATCAAAGAACCGTCAATAACAGTACCGACACCTACTACGATTATTCCGTAAGTCGTCAGTATAACGTCTATACAGGCGGTGCAGGCGGTGGGGCAGGGGGAACCGGAGGCTACGGCCAAGGTTCCAATCAGGCACGTACCAATGGCCTCGGTGGGGCTGGTGGCGGTAACAACGGAGGCAACTCTGGTGTTGGCGGTACCGGTGGCACAGGTGGTGCTGGAGGCGACTGGGCAACTCCCGGCTCGGCAGGCGCTACAGGCGCGACTGGTAACGCCGGTAATGCAGGTGGCGGTGGCGGTGGCTACGCTGGTGGCGGCGGTGGTGCGGCAGGACGCGCGATCACCGGCCTCGAAAGAACTCTCAACAATACAGGCACAATTCAAGGAGCGACCTAATGGACGCCAAATATACAATCACGTCCATCAACTTGGATGTGGCGAGCAGCGTGGTCAAGTTGATCAGCTTCACGACCGTTTTCACCGTGGCTACCTTGCCAGGAGCTGAAGCGCTTCATGCAGGGTCAATCACCCCAGCTGTGGAGCTTACGGAAGCATCGACTGAGGCTGAGCTGTTGGATGTGGTTAAGACCGCTATGGCCCCCAAGCTACCCAGCATGGAGCCTTTCCTCCTCGACTATCTCGCAACGGATTACCTCATCAAGACGACAAAGGTCATCTCGAAGGTTCCTGAGGTGCTGCCGTCGCTGACCTCCCGCAGGTTCTGGCTGGCTGCGCTTGAGATCGGCATCACCAAAGAGAGCCTCTCGGTCACCATCGACAGCATGAACCTGCCCACGCTCGATGCTCAGCGCATGAAGACCGAGCTGATGGAGGCGACAGAATTCGAGCGCGACAACCCCGTGCTGATCGCTCTCGTCGCGTACCTCAACATCCCGCAGGCTCAGTTCGATACTCT